AAATATGGGGGGCATCAATACAAGATTATATGGAAAAAAATCTTGTTTTTGGAGCTTTATGCGTAGACCAATCAGCTTTAGTTGCAGGCGGTGGAGACAGAATCCATCTACCAAGACATACTGAATTAACTGCATCTGACACTTATGGTGGAGCAACAGCCGCTGTTGAAACCTTGATTGACACAAATTTAGCTTTTGCTAAGTCTACTGATGCTGAAGATGCTTATACTTTAGACATCAATCAAGCTATCCATAGCGCAATTTCAATCACAGATGTTGCAAAAGTGCAATCAAGCTATGATGTAATGAATCTTTATACATCAAAACTTGGTTATGCGTTAGCTAAAAAAATCGACCAATACCTTGCTACAAAGTTATTTGAGGCTATTGCATTTAACTATGCTAATGGCACAGATGATGGTGCGCAAGCTGGTAATACAGTTGAAATCAATACAACTCACGATTCTACTGATATAACTGCTGCTGGTGTTGCTAATATGTTGCAAGCAATATATGAGAATGATGGCAACGCAAGTGATTATGTATTAGTATTAACCCCTGCTTGTTACTCAAGCTTATTCAAGCTTGCAGAATTTGCAAGATATGATGCTATTGGAACTTCTCAAGGTTCTGTAGTACCATTTATTAGTGGTTATGCTGGTATGTTAGGTGGAGTTGAAGTTATTGTATCTAATAACTTTATGCACTATGGTGCAGGTTCTTCTACCTTAGCAGCTTCATCATCACCAGTTGGTAACTTTAGTGCTAATGGTGTTGACGATGAAAGTGAAAAGCTTTTAGGCTATATGATTGCTAAGGATGCAATGCACATTGCATACTCATCAGGATTAAAGTCAAGAGTTCAAAGTGACTATCATCTACCTTCATTATCTACAAGATTTGTTGCAGATAGTGTATATGGTTGCTTAGTTACTGGAAGCACTACAGCAGGAAACAAAAAAGTTTTCGCAGTAGTTAGTCCAGCTTCATAGTAAGCTATAAATTAAGGGGGTGGGAAACTGCCCCCTTATAAACAGGAGAAAAAATGATTAAAATGGAAAGCCCTAACAGAAAGGGTCAATTTAAAATGTTTAAGCCTGAGGATGTAGAAGGCGCTAAGTCTAATGGTTGGGTAGAAGCCGATAAGCCAAAACCAAAACCAAAACCTAAAGCTAAAAAGAAATCTGGAAAATAAATATCAATACTGGACAGAGCAGTATAATATAGTGAAAGATATAATAGAACAATTAAAAATTCACGAAGGCTATAAACCTAAAGTATATAAATGCACAGCAGGTGTAGATACAATAGGGGTCGGCTTTGCTATTAAAGATTTAGAATTATCTGAAGAAGTATGTGATTTAATTCTTACTGAAAAATTAGAAGTATTAGAAGAAAGATTTGAAAAGAAATTTGATTGGTTTAAAACAAGTCCTGTAGAAGTTAGAAATGTTATGCTTAATATGGCATATCAATTAGGCTTTGCAGGATTTTGTAAATTTAAGAAAACCATAGCGTACTTAGAAGAAGCAGAATGGGAAAAAGCTTCTGTAGAGATGCTTGACTCAAAATGGGCTAAACAAACGCCCAACAGAGCTAAAGAATTAAGTGAGATTATTAAATCTCTTTAGTTGCTTCTATCTTCTGCCGAATATTAATTTATGTCATCTGATGAATATCTAAATAAGGTTCTTGCTTGCCCAAGATGCTACAGTAGAAGTCTATCTAAGAGCGGGTTCGATAAGTATAAGCAAAGATATCAATGTAGTGCTTGCAAGTTTAGAACAGTTAATCCTATAGAGGACTTAGAGCTTCTTAGAGAGAATGTTAGGTATAGAAAAGAGAAGCAGAAAGCCCAAGATGTTACAAGAATAGAACGAAAGGGTTTTAGAGAACACGCAAGAATTGAAAACGCTGTAGAAGAATACAGCAAAGAATTAAAAAAGCTTTTTGAAAAAAATAGACTACATAAGTCAACTAAAAGCCACAAGATTAGTAAAAGGGCGGTTGGGGTCATCCAATTTAGTGATGTTCATTTTAATGAATTAGTTGAACTCCAGAATAATCGATACGATTTTAAAGTTGCATCACAGCGATGCCAATATTTTGTAGAAAAGGCATCAGCGTACTTCAAGATTAATAATGTTAGCCAAGTTGTGGTGGCTTTAACTGGAGACCTAATGAATAGTGACCGAAGGCTGGATGAATTACTTAATCAGGCTTCAAACAGGGCTAAGGCAACCTTTTTAGCAGTTGATATAATGCAACAAGTTATATTAGACTTAAATAAACGCTTCAATGTTAGTGTGGCTAATGTAGTTGGAAACGAAGGACGTGCAAATAAAGAATTAGGTTGGTCTAATTCAGTAGCTACCGATAACTATGACTATACAATTTTTTCTTGCTTAAAGTACCTTTTTAAGGATTCTAAGGTATATTTTATAGATGGCGACCCATCTGAATTAGTTATAAATGTAGCGGGTCAAAACCTTTTAATGATACACGGACACGGAGCAGTAGGCGCAGGAGTTGAAAAGTCTATTAACCAAATATGTGGAAGGTATTCAATGAAAGGAATAAAAATAGATTATGTTATATTTGGTCACGTTCATTCGGCAAGAGTAGGAGATTGTTTTGGAAGGTCATCAAGTATGGTGGGGGCAAATGATTACTCTGAAAAAGCATTAAATCTTGGTGGAAGAGCAAGTCAAAATGCGTATGTTTTTTATGAAAATGGAAATAGAGATGGAATTAAAATAGACTTGCAAAATGTAGATTGTAAGGGTTATGAAATCGATAAAACTTTGGAGGCGTATAATGCAAAATCAGCGAAAAAGAATAGAAAAAGTGAAACCATATTCAAGGTGGTCGTATAGTACATCCTCAACATTATTCTCTCAATATTGTGCGAATAACTGTTCTTGCACTACGCTTCCAAAATTTTCGGAGAATATTTATGCTGGATAGTATTAGACCTCTTGTTGCAGGGGTTGGAGGAATGACAGTTACGTGGATGGAATGGTTGCCGATTGTAATTAGAGTATTAGTAGGACTGGCAACATTTGTATATATATGTGTAAAAATTTATAAGTTAATGAAGTAATGAATGAACGAAGAGGAATTACAGAAACAAGCAGAAAGTTTTTTAGGAAACTGGGTATGGTTATTTGTATCTGGTGTTGCTCTATTATTATTTAAATCGACAATAGAAACTGTTGTTGAAGGGTTAAAAGTCTTTTTAGGAAAAGACATCAATACTGACGATGTTGTAATATTAGACGGTCGCCCTGCAAGAGTTATAAGGGTTGGTATGTGGAAAACTACATTCTTTGCTTACGATATTGGAACTGCTAATGGGAAGCCATTTGTTAAAGGTGGAACAAAGATACAGATTCAAAACGATAAGCTTAAAGACCATACAATAGAAAGACCTTTACAAATGTTAGATTTGAGTAAATGGGAAGAAAAATGATAAGACAAAGCATTGCTGAAAGAAAAATGTTGACAATAGTGAGGCAAGCTATTGATGTAAAGCTTAATGCTTTTGGTTTAAAAATAAGAAAGCTTGAAAACGAAGTTAGGAGTCTTCGTGGAAAGATAAAAAGATTAGAAAACAAAGGAGAAGAATAATATGGATTGGTTAACAATGAGTTTAGGATTAGGTGGTGGCGGAATAGTGCTTTTTGTGCTAAAGAAGATACCAAATGAAAAGATTTGTGCTTTTGTGGAAGGCGGATTCGAAAAAATTGGAGTTGCTATGACGGCAGGTCTTAGTAAATTTTCTTGGACTAAGGGAGTATGGAATAAGACTATAGAACCTTGGTTTATTGATTTAATAGATAATATATTCGGCTCAATGGTTAGAGGGCTGATTAAAGGATTGAAGTCTGACAAATAATGCTTCAAAAGCTCGTTATAAATAAGATTATTAATTTACTCGCTAAGAACTTTAAGCTCTTCGAGGTAATGAAATACGTTGAAGAGCCTAACGAGCTTGATGTAAAGGTGTTGGAGCTTGAGAATAAAATTTTAAAGTTAGAAAAGCTTCAAGGCAAAATAAAAAAGATAGAAAAAAGGTTAGAGTTATTTAAAAAATGAGCTATAATTTAAAAATAGATAAAAACCTTGGTACTGATTTTAAGAATATAAAAGCAGGAGAAGTAAGCAGCCCTATAAACATAAGTGTAGACAAGGTTCAAATTGATGGCGATTTAGAGGTTACTGGAAATACTCTTACGTCATTTGACACCGTGTCTTTAAACAGTCTTACAGCAACCACTTTAAACTCTACAACCCATAACGCTAATACAATTCAAATTAAAAGCGGGGCAAGCATAGATGGGACTGGGGGAAATGACCAACAATTAGATATAAATTGTTCTACTCTTTTTGTTAATTCGGTTGATAACTCATCCGTCGAGGAAACTTGCTTTTTGCAATTAATGTCTCTGGCTGATAACGATGTTGGTATTATTTTTAGAGAGGGCGTAAGTCAAATCTATTATATGGGGATTGATGCAGATGATAGCGATAAACTAAAAATAGGGGGCGGAGCAACTATTGGAACAAGTACAGTAGCAGAAATTTCAAGCTCTACTATAACTTTTAAGACTGATTTCGAATGTCAATCAGGGGCTGGTACAGATATATTTTCAATAAAAGCTGATGGAAGCGCAGATGTATTTCAGGTGGGCGGAGAAGATGGTAATTATAGTGTATTAAGATTAAATGAGCAAGGGGGTAGTAGCTCTACAGATTATTTTCAAATATTGGTAGAGGAACACGGAGCGACTACAGTAACAACTCACGATAATGCTTTATCATCAGCTCATTTGACATTAGATGTTGATGGTGATATTAATTTAGATGCGGATAGTGGCGATATTAAACTTAAAGATGGTGGGAGCAATGTAGCTACTTTTGATTCATCAAACTTTCGATTTAGGCTTTATAATGGTGATAGTGCTTTGAATCTTGAGACTACAAGCAACAGAGGAGCATCTACAATATCGACTGTAGATGCGTCAGGGGCTAACGAAGGTCATCTAAGTATATCTCCATCTGGAACAATTTCGCTCTCACCAGTTTCAGGAGGCGTGTATGTAAGGGAAATGGCAATCCCAGCAGGAAATGTGGCTGCTTATGGACAATTATGGGTTAAAAACACTACTCCAAATGAACTTTATTTTACTACTGATGCAGGAGATTCTATACAAATAACCGATGGAACAAGTTTAGCAGGTGGTGGAGGGGGAACAAGTAGATGGACTTATAGTTGTACGGGATATAAGTCAAGTAATTCGAGTAGCACTAATTATTATTATAGTAATTATGCAGGCAGTACATTACTTTGGTCAGGAAGTGATTCAAGCCCTACCACTACAACTTATATACCTTTGCCTCATTGGATTGCCCCTGCTGATGGCACATTAACAAGAATACAGGCAGAAGTCAGAGTCCAGACAACAGCCGATGATGGTAAGTTTTATGTTTATAAATCTACTCCTTCTGATGGAGTGACTACAAGAAGCTTAACATTAATAGGGACATCTGATTCTATGGGGATAGATGCAATTAATCAGACTTTTACTGCATCAACAGCAATAAGCAGTAGTAACACTTTTTCTCAAAATGATGGGCTGTATATTATGTGGAAAAAAGATTCACATAGCGGTACGGCAAGTCATTATTTTACAATAGCAATAAGCGGAGAATTTAGTTAATGGAAAAAATAGATAAAACAGTATCACCTTATATTGATGTTGTAGATGAGAGCAATGTTGATAGTATGTTAGAGATGAAATTAAGAATGATTCTGGTAGATAAAATTAATGAAATTGTTGATTGGATAAATTCACAATAGGAGAGTAAATGGGATTAGAAGGAAAAACAATAGCTGGCTCATACAAAGATTTATTACATTTAAGTAATAATGGCTCTGGGGTATCTGCAACTAATATTCACGTTGTAAAAGACGGCAATGGAACTAATACATCTTTACAGGTTGGAAAAAGAGGGACTTTAATAAAAGGACACGCAGACACAACGCTTACATTTCAAGTTTCCGATTCAAGCAATAACGCTGTATTAAATGTCAATACTACAGATAAGGCAGTTACGGCTGGCACAACATTAACTAACGTTACAACTCAAATACAAAAATTTGGAGTGTATGATTTACAGCCAACAGCAGACACTCATCACGCTATGTACTCTGATGCTGCAATGACTTCTATTTCAGGCTCTATAGACTTTGGAACAGGTGTAGACCCTGCAACTACATATACCTTAAGCTCATCTGAAGCTAATGCAAATTCTTTAGTAGCCTCTATATGGTATATTCCAACAGCGATTACAGTAGATGAAGTTAGAGTTATAGCGGCAGGAGAAGCGGCAGACACTTTAAATTTCCATTTATACAGCTACGATATGGCGAGCGGTACTGGCTCAGGTGCAGGAGATTTATCAAATGGTGCTGTAGTTGCATCAACAGGAAGCACTTTAACAACAGGCAATGACAGAGTAACAACAACAACATTAACAATAGATTCTGCAAATGTAGCTGCCGACAAAGTAATTATAGCTACAGTAGAAAATGTAGGGGCAACGACAGACGTTACCGCACAATTAATAGTAAAATATCACTATCAGTAAGGAGAAGAATTATGGCAAGATATGTCAACAGACAAGCAAGCAATTTAAATAATAATATTTCTAATAAAGAAGAAGTGGCAGAGACAGTACATTCTTTGAATACAATAAAAACTGTTAAGAAAGGGACTTCGAATAGAATATACGCAATCGCAACAGACGCTTCATCAAGTGCTACAAACGAATCTATGCCTCGTAAAGTAGAGGTAGTTAATGAAGGAAGGTGTCCTATAACAATACTTACTGGCTATGAAACTTATTCAGATGAGACTACTGGGGCTGGGGCAAAAAGATACCTTCAAACCTTATTGATGCCAAATGAATCCTTTGCTCCACCCGTAAGAAGCGTTATATCGACAGAAGCAGCTTCTACTCAATTTGATGGAACTGCCTCTAATTCAGGGGTTTATACAAAACCAGCAATTTCAAGCAATTTAATGTATGTAGATTCAGGCGTTAATTTGGGTGCTAAAATAGAAGATACAGATACTACTATAACTACTGAGGCTAATGGAACAAATGCCTTTAGAGTAGGAGACCTTATACAAATAGGAAATGTTAACACAGAAGATGACGACCAAGCTTTAGAAATTATGCGTGTAACAGAAATAACATCTGCTACGGTAATGCAAGTAGATAGAACATTGCACGGCTCGGCAGATACTGTTGATGGAGACCAGCAAAATCACGCCACACACGGAGCGGTAAGTGGTGCTAATATAAATTTTCCTTATTTTAATGCCTTTCACGATTGCTCGAAATACACTTCATCTAAAACAGATTCTAATGGAAAGTTTAAAGTAAGTAATATGTTTGGTTTAGGAAGAAGCAAAACTGCAACTGACAATGTCGGAATTGTCGCAGGCTCATTTGCTTTACGTTTTTATAAAGCGGGCTATCAGTCGCTTGGATTAAGCGGGATTAAAAGTTCTACCGAAACTGGTTTAACGGCTGGCTCAACCTATTATCTAAAAGTATCTTGTGATGGCTCTACTGCTTTAGAAATTAATGTCACAATAGACTCAAGCAACACTCAGTTTGGAGGAACTAATGGTCTTATTTCTAAGCTTCAAACTGCTCTTGACGCACAGTTTTATACAGCAGGGCATTTATTTGAAAAGCAAGTTAATGTAGGAATAGTTGATGGAGATTTAAGATTTACATCAGGTCAAAGAGGAAGCGACTCTGCAATAGCTCTAAGCGCTGGAACAAGCGGTGCAGATGCGTCTGTAAGGTTTTTTGCACAGGCTAATGGAAGGATACCTGCTCTTGCCAACTTGAACACGGCTGTGCCAGCAGATGTTCCTGATGAGTATATTTATGACCCAATTACTTACGAAAAATCAAGGAATGAAGAAGATTTAGCCTACGATGATGGTAGAGGCAATATATTAGGAGCGGCAGTCGGTAAAATTAATTATGAAACGGGTGCTTTTGAGATTCACGGAGCGCCTATTGATGCAGACTTTCAATACCTTGTTAATCATAGTTCTGCATTATCTGGAAAAGTAAGCTCAGATACAACAGGTAGAATAAATTCTTTGCAAGAAATATTAGCCAATACTATTAGTCAGAAAGAAGGAAAGGTTAGGGTGAAAGTTTCATAATGAATAAAAAAATAGTTAAAATATATTCTATAACAATTATATCTATAGCATTAATTATAACTATAGTTATTAATCTTGTAGACTTTGAGGCAATAGTTGATAAGGCTGAAGAAGAGGTTAAAGAAAAAGTAGAAGAAGTTAAACAGGAAGTTCAAGAAAAGATTGATGTAAAGAAAGAAGAAGTTAAAGAAGGCATAGAGGAAAAAAAGAACGAGATACAGAATAAGATAGATAAGGAAAAGGAAAAGCTAAAGAATAAATTTAAAGGATTAATTGATGCCTAATAAAAAAGCTAAATATAGAAAGCAAGAAAGAAAGAAAAAGAATCTTGCTATTAAAAAATATAAGCGAGCTAAAAAGAAGAGGAGATAATAAATGGCTACAGCACCAACATATATAACGCATAAAGAATTGAAAAGAATATTTCCTCAAATGGATGAGTTCGACCAAAAAGCTCCTATCTATGGTTGGGTAGAGGTAACAAGTAATAAATATGCTGCTCACGACAGCGGGCAAGTATCTCAATTATTTGCAGATGGAGAAGATTTAGGCGCAGCCCAATCAGCGCATACTGATTTAAATGTTGAAGGAGAATGGTTTTACAATTCGGCTGAAGACGTATGTTATTATTATTCAGCCAGCACTCCATTAGACAAGTTAATGGAAGGAGGAGAAGAGTTTGTAGGTATGGTAACTCAATATAGAGCAGATGCAAGCCGATACTTTGACTCAAGAGTTGACCCTTCTTTACCAAGAGAACAGCTAAAAGATAAGTCGGGAAACTATGACTATATGGTTATAAGAACAGTTGGCTTAATTGCCGCTTCCTTTATGATAAAAACAAAAGACCACGCTTCAGAATTAGCTGCATCTTTTATGGAAGAGGTAGAAAATAATTTAGCAATGCTAAATGAAGGAAAGGCTGCATTATCTTGGCAAAACACTTCAGATGCTTCGCAAGGAATTATAAGAGATATTGCTTATACAGGGGCATTAAGACCTGTAGATACAAGGGGAGAATATAGTGGGACTTGGGACTTAATAAAATTAGATATAGGAACGGCTGGAGCTATAGGTACTGCAACATACAATGTATATGTCAAAGATGCTGATGGGCTAAAGCAAAATCAAGTTGTTACTGATAAAAAAATAACAGGAGACTTTCAACCTCTTGTAGCTGGTTTGGAAATAAGATTTGCTGGAGCGGCAGACGACTCTGAGGCAGTAGCTACTGACGAGTGGGAAATTGAAGTGACAGGAAGGCAAGAATATGTCGATTCTTCAGATAGCAAAACTATTAAGCTAACAAGAACAGGAACTCCAAGCAGAAGGTACTATAAATAATGCCAGTAACTTTTACAAATAATTGGAAAAACATACTTGACAAGCTTAGAAATGTGTTAAGGACAGAATTTAAGGGAACGTTGCCAGTATTTATAGGCAATGAAATGAAAAATGAGGGAAGTCAATATTTAATGATTGAACCTTTAGGGACTGAGCTTATTGAGTATGCAAACACTTTTGAAATAAGAGAATTTAGTATAAGCGTGTTTTATTATTTTGCTGAAAGAAATGTAAAGAAAACAGCATTAGACCACGTTTTAAGATACACGTCAAGAATTGAAGCACTAATACACGATAATGTTAATATGACATATACTAATGAAAATTCTGTATCAGAAACTGCTTATAATTGCAGATTCGAAACATCAGAGTTTTTGCCAGACGAAGAGTCTGGAGTGTATGTGGTTCAATGGGAATGGAAATGCCTCCATAGAGGCAACTTATCATAATAACAGGAGAAAAGAATGAAATATAAAGCAAAACCATCATATGCTACTTTAGATAATACGGAAAACTTTATTTCTTTAAATTCTGCCTCTACCCATTTATTGTTGTTAGAAGGGCTTGAAGTTGAATTTAAAGGCAAAGTTTCTAAAGACTTGTTAGAGCATTTAGAAAAAGTAGTTAAAGATAATAAACCAGAAGTTAAAAAAATAGTGACTTCTAAAAGTAAGGAGAATAAATAATGGCTAAGAGTACAAATTTTCAAACCAAAGCTGGTTCGAAGGTCACTATTGGAACTGAAGTTACAATGGGGACAGCTTGCTTGGCAAATGGGGTAACATTAGAAATGCCCTGCACAGATTATAGCTTTAGCGATATTGGTGGTGGCGGAATGTCTTTAGACGCAGCGCCTTTTAGAACGGGATTAGGTGGTTCTACGCAAAGCACTAATATGGTAAAAGCAAGAAGGTATGACAGAATGTGGGAAGTAAGTTTAACTTTTCACGCAACTGCACAAGCAATAGACAGAATATGTCTTGCAATGTTTGGAGACGGTGCAACTCCTAACGCACTTATTGGCAGTATGCCAGCGGCTACTAATTATGAACACAATGTCTCTAATATTGTTCCAGTAACAATTCACTTTCAAGATGGCGCTCACGCTGGAAATGGTACTGACATACATTTTATTAGCTGTATGTGTACTTCTTTCAGTCTTGCGGGAGACATTAGTTCTAATGGTGGTGTCGTGATGGGAACAGCTAATTTCGTAACTGCGTATGAACCTGTAGAGTCGGATTTAAATTTTACAGGAGGAACTCATACACTACTTACAGCCCAAACAACAATGTTCAATATGAACGACTTAGCTACAACAACAGTAACGCCAAGCGGAGGAAGTGCTGAAGACCTTTGTTTATATTCTTTTAATGTTGATATAAATAGAAGTGTTAATAGAGTTTCTTTTGACACGGCTTCAAACGCATTTAAGCCTGCGGGCTATGTTGTAGGCGGATATGAAGTTACAGGTTCTTTAACTTGTAAAAGAGATGATGAGTCGGCATTAGCTCATCACTTTGTAGATACCGCTCAGCCAGTAGCTGCAATAGACCTTGACACAACAGTTTTTCAAGTCCAGCTTCCAACTGCATTGATTGATAACACTTCAATTAATTTTGATGATGATGGCTGGAAAAATGTGATTGGTTTTAGAGGGGCTTATGATGGTGCTACTTCAAGCACTATAGTGTCTTATGGAACTACTGCTTAATAAACAATAACAAACGAGGATAAAAATGAGAGAAATAAAGTTAGAAAATGGTAAAAAAGTAAAGCTTAAAGAGTTAAGTATAGATGAAAGAGATTCATTAATGGATTCTTTAAAATTTACTAAGAATGACAAAGGCGAATTTGATGGTATGGAAATGCCTTATTCAACAATGACTAAGTTTATTAGAATAGGTGTTGATGGAGACACTTCAGACAAATTCCTAAAATCTTTAACATTAAAAGATAGGACTGATATTTTTGGTGCTATGCAAAAAGATATGTTAGAGGGGGAAGGGATGCCCTCCAAGTAGAGCTTAATATACTTGGTAGTCCTTGCGAGGGCTGTAGATACCATAGTTTCCCATACGAGGCACTCTTGCCTTTATATAAAGATGGGAAACGAATAAAAATGTCTTTTAATTCAAAAGATGATGTTTGGAGCGCTGTCGATTTATTAATCGATGACGCTCTGAACGCAAACACAAGTAAAAATAATGTGTCTTCTGCTATTATAGACCAGATACCTTTTTTTACCTGTGTTAACCATTTCTTTACAGACAGTATAAGAAAAGATATTGAAAGATATATATATTGCGACCAATTTAAAGTTCCCCCTTATTTAGGGGATTATGGGCAACAACCATCTAAATGGGTTAAAAGAGCTTTTTTAATTAAAAATGCAATAGCTAAAAAAGAAAGTAAAGATATAGAAAAAATTAAAGCTGAGCAAAAAGCAAAAGCTAATAGCAAGAGGAGATAATGGCTAATAAAATTCAGATAAGATTTGAGGCGATAGGGGATAAGGCTTTAAGAAAGGCAATACAAGAACTTGCTAAAGCACAGGCTCAGCTTGAAAAAAATACTAAAAATTTAAACAAGGCAAACAACGCCTTAAGCTCGGCTAATAATAAAGCTACTCAAGCAACCAATAATCACGCAAGGTCTCAAAAACTTATAAAACAAAGAGTTGAAAAGAATGTTCAAGCTTTTGGAAAACTTCAATCAACTTTAGCTGTTTATAGAAATAAGCTTTTACTCGCAGCCTTCGCAGCAACAGCTTTTAGGCAAACATTAGGAAGCCTTTTAGATGCTTATGCAAAACAGGAAGCGGCTGAAAGACAGCTTAGTGCAGTATTAGGAACAAGAAGCAGCAATTTATTAAAATTTGCCGCCGCTCAACAGCAGGTAACAATGTTTGGAGATGAAGTAACTATTCAAGCAATGTCTCAAACTGCCGCATTTATTAAAGATGAAGAACAAATTAAAGAGGTAATGAAAGCCTCTCAAGATTTAGCGACTTTATTTGGCTGGGATTTAAATACAGCGGCTCAATTAGTTACTAAAACTATCGCAAGTTCTACAAACGCACTTCAAAGATATGGTATAGAAGTAGAGGGCGCAGTTGGTAGTGCAGCAAGATTTGAAAGCGTATTAAGCGCTGTAAACAATGTTGCAGGAGGCTTATCAGAAGAGATGGCTGGCACTTACACCTATGAAGTAGCTCAATTAGGAAATGCTTGGGGAGATTTAAAAGAAGAATTAGGAAAAGAACTTGCGCCTGTAATTACAAAATTAATAAGACTTATTAAAGTTTTTGTTGAAGCGTTAGACCCTGAGAATATAAAAAGATTTATGATATCGTTAACTGCATCGGTGGTTGCTATGAAATCTTTTGCATTTGCTACGGCAGGCGCATACACTAAAGGCAAAATGTTTGTTAGAGGAATGAGACTTATGAGCGTTGCTGCAAAAACATTTTCTAAAGCATTGAAAGCTGTTGCGTGGTTTACGGCTATAGATTTCTTAATACAGATGGCTTCTGCTACAAATAGAGTTAAGGGCGGATTTAATGATGCAACTACAGGAATACACGATTTTGATGCTGCTATAGAGCAACTTAGCTTAACAACTGGCGGCACAGAACAAACTATAGAGCATTTGCAACAAAAACTTGATAACTTAGAGTTTAAAAAAGAATGGGCTAAAGGCTGGGAAGAGTCTATGGCACAGGCGAAGAAAAATTGGGAAAGTACAGCGGGTATGCCAGCTTGGATGTCTAAAAGCTTAAATGCTGTAGGCGAATTTGTAGAAGACGCCATTCTTGACTGGTCTACACACGCTATAGCAGGGTTAGATAGAGTAGACTTAACTGATATTTTTGTTTTTGATAATGACGACAATATAATTGATTTTACAGAGAGATTTCACGATATAGTGGTAGAAAAGTTTGGCAAAACTTACGATGAATTAAATGAAATGCAAAAAGCCTCACTTTTCAGAGGAAGTTTACAGCGACCTGATGCAGTAGGTTATATGGATTGGTCAGACATTAAGCCTGGCACTTTAGACTTTAAATGGGATGAAGGGCTTGTTTTTCAAGAAATATTGGATGAAATTGAAAGAACAGAAGATATGTTGCGTGAGCTGGGAGCTATGCCAGATGCGGTAATAGAAGTGCCTGTTAAAGTCAAGCCAATAGTGACTATGGATGATGATGATAAATTAGATGATACATTTAGAAAACTACTTCAAGAAGTAAGCGATTGGTATAAAATGAGAACAAAAATCCCTGAAGATAAATTAGGCGCAGATGTGTTTGAAAAAGCGTTCCCAGAATTACCTATTGAGGAGATAGGAGACGGGTGGGGAGTAGACATTGATAAATTGGTAGAAGTATTTGGAAGAAAGGCAGCTTTAGCGGATTGGATGGGAATTATTGATATTATTACAAGTGAAGTTGCAAAGCTTCCAGCCGCAATGGATGTCAATTTTGTCGAAGATATTATTGTAAAAGCAATCGAAGTAGAATCTTATAAATTAGCAAATAAATTAGATAAAATTCCCGAACAGTTTAATACAATGTTTGACGGGCTAAACTTGTCAGAGTCTGAAAAGCTTAAAAAACAATTTGATATATATGAAAAACAGATAGAGAGCTATTTAATAGATATGATAAAAGTAGCCGATGCTGGGGCGTTTTCAGCGCATATAAATCCTGAACAATTCTTTAAAGATTGGACAAAAGATGCTGACCTAACAGGTGTTGACCAGATTGTAAAAAAATCAACGGAGACTTGGGTACAGTTTTTTGACAGAATGGGCAATTTGCACGATGGTGGGGCAGATATGGTCGCTGACTTTTTTGATACTTATGCCACTACGCTGCAAGACAAGGGGATTGCAAATGTAGATGATTGGAAAAAATCTATTGATGAGTGGTTTAGCACGTCTGACCAAAAATTAAAAGATAACTCTAAGAGTGTAGATAATTTAATAAAAAATTACCAAAAGAAAACAACTGCCATAGGTGAATTAAACCCAGCCATTGCAGAGTATAATACAGTTATAGAAAGCGCTACTAATATTACAGATAAAAATAAGAAAGAATTAAAAAAAGCTATTATTGCATATTATGAAGAAAAAAGAGTTATCGATAAAGTAAAAAGCTCAAGACAAGAATTATTAAGTATGATTCATTCGACAGAGATGGCTGAGCAAAGCCGTATAGCTACTTTACAGAACCAATTAGCCTTACTCGAATCAGTAACTGCCGCAGAATTAGACCAAAACACAAACGTTGCTGATTTAGTTAAAAAATATAACGATTTAAATGGAGCTATAGACTTATATGCGTATACCTTGGGAAGTAGTTTTGTTGAGTCTAATGAATTAGCTTTGCAAGAATTGGAAATAGTCAAATTAGAACTTGAAGCATTAAAAAAGCATTTTGAAGGCAATGCTGAAATGGTTGATTATTTAGATAGAGCTTTGCAAGGAGTAGAAAAATCGGCATCAAGACTTAGCGCAGAGTTTATAAATTTAAGCGAGTGGGGCGACACGTTAACTACAGCGCTAAGTGGTATTGCTTCAGCGGCTGATGCAGCAGCTTGGTCTGGAGAGCATATGGGAAGAGCTATGGAACAGGCAATTCAAAGAATGGTTAGTATTATAGCTGCTAAGCTTGTGGTCTTTGCAACGTTTTTTGCTATATTATCAGGAATAGGTTTGGTTCAAACTGGCTCGCTTGCGGGTGGTCAAACTTTATTATATAATTTAACGGGGGGAGGTTTCTGGGAATCTTTTGCTAATTTTGCATTTCACAAAGGCGGAAAAGTAAAAGGCTATAGCGTAGGAGGGCAAGTAATGCCTTTATACCATTCTGGCGGAGGGGTTGACGATGTTCCTGCTATGCTTCAAGAAGGCGAATTTGTTATGCAAAGGAGCGCTGTTGACTCTATAGGTCTTGAAAATTTAAACAGAATGAATAGAACAGGGCAGTCTCAAAGTGGTGTTAATATTTCTTTTTCTGGAAACGTTTTAAGTCGTGATTTTATTGAAGAAGAAGCTATTCCTAAAATTAAAGATGCAATCCGAAGGGGTGCAGATATAGGGATTGGGTAATGATAGAAAGTTCAGCTCAGTTTATACGTACGTTATCTAAGACATCTAATTATATATATTATATTGTTCACCTAAATTCAAGCCAAAACGATAAATCAAAACATATATTTATATCTAATAAAAAAACTTCTAATTTTATAGACCCTGAATGTTCTGGCTTTTTAGATTTAGATTTAAAAGTTTCCCCTATAAAAGAAAGCATAAATCTGCAAGAAAAAAGCTTTAATACTAATAAAATATCTTTTTCTGTCTCCAACTCAGATAGTAAGGGAAAAAGCTTTACCGACCTTTTGTATAACACTAATTTTCAGGGAGCTGAATTAAAAATTTATATAGCGTCTGATGGAAGCGAAAGTGTAGATGATTGTGTTAATATATTCACAGGATATATTACGCAAGTTCAATCAGACTCTAAAAGGTGTGAAATATCCGCTGAAGACTATTCTTCATATACATTTAAAGAAAAAACTATACCAAAAAGAAAAAACCAGCAATCTACGCAAGAGCTTATAGACGGAAACGAAAACATACCGATTCCTATGGTTTATGGTCAAGTTGAAAACTCTAAAATGTTAATGACAAGACCGCACATAAACAACTTAAAATCATATATATATCCCGACGCAGTTGACCAAGGAATAAATATTCTCGGATTTTCTACTGATTATAAAGCTTTGCAAATCTTTAGAGATAAGCTTTATTTAGATATTCCTCAAATATTTCAAGAAGTTGGTGCGGAGGACGACCCTTTAATTATTAACGGAATTAACTATAATTTGCTTTATGTAGGCACACCTCAATATGAGATTGAGCAAGACCATATTCTTATAGAAAAAAAGATGTCTGGAAATTCTTTTACAGAGGGGATGCCATTAAATATACAGGCAAGAGAGCAGTTTCAGGTAGATGTTGAAAGAACCCCTTCAGGAATACAGCCCACATCTTCAGACTCAGTTCTTACATACGGGTATAATAATGAACAAGAAATAACATTTAACGGACACCAAAACGGATATAATATAAGCGATGGAGCAACATCGTGGAATTTTCCTCTTCCAACCGAAGGAATTCCTATAAGCTATCGTGAAAACATAGTTGTGGGACATATAACAAGAAAATTAGATAATGGAACGAGCGGAGAAGATTCTGGCTCTATTTGGTGGGTAAACGAGTATCTTAATCACTCTAAACTTATGAATCAATATGACCCTAATGGATTTGGGGTAATAGAGATAGTTAGGCATCCTTCCGCAGATGAAGTAGCTGAAGTCTTAAACTTGCCAGATGGCTATTACGGTCACGGCGAGATGAAAGTAAAAATATACGTTTGGAGACAAACGAGCGGTACTGGAGCATATATAGGACGTGTTTATCCGTATTGGTGGTGGACACAGTTGCCTGACCTTGAAGATTTGCAAGGCGCTGATAGTTTGTACGATTTTTGGAACGGGATAGCGGGAGAATGGATAAGAGATTATTTTAAGGGAGAGCTAAAGTATGCGTGGTCTACTGATGTTGTTGTTCGACACCCCTCTATTCAAGCTCTTAACTTAGGGACTTTGGGTAATTGGCTTAATATAGAACAAGACTTTCAGCAATTTGAGATGGTTTATGGATATTCTTTTACAGATGGTCAAGATATTATAAAAATTAGGTTAGACGAAGACCTAACAGAGCAATTTGGCTCTGGGGCGGCATACCTTCCAAATTCAATATTAGGCGGTAAGGGTAGCTGGATAACAACTAATTCGTGTGGAGATGGGCTTCAATCAACTCCAAACCCCAGCACCTCAAATCAACGTCAATTTGCGTCAGAGATACCAGATTTAATAGGAGAGTGGGGAGCGCACGGTTCTCAAGGATACTATTATTGTTACGCAAATGGTTATCGTGTACCAACATTAAGAAAGTTTCTATATGGAAGAAGAATAACGGAAGACGAACATACGGAGACTGGGGGCGCTATTCCTTTAGGCACTTGGGTATATGGAATTTTTCCAATAATCGGAGCTTTTAATCCTAAACACTTTAATCAAAGTGATGAGGATTCTTCTGGAGGAATGTATGTTTATGATATGGTTGGAGATGGTTGCTTGGCTTACGGAAACCCTTATTTTTACGGAGCAAGAAACCTTGAAACAGGCGAATACTACGAAAGTGGCAGTTATAATTTTGGTACTATGAGAATAGATGAGCTTAATGTTATTGAGTTTGAGGCAACTCCTAATGTTGCTATAAACGCTGACCATCAATGGGCAATAGGAATCCATAATAACTTTGGATACGGATTTGGAAAATTAATTACAGATTGGTGGTGTCATACTCCTGGTTGGAATCAGTATGAGAGCGACCAACACCCTAACGGAGCAGCCCACAACATTAGACCTGTTATAAAAAGTATTGGAAATTTAGCGCAAACAGGCGGAAGTTATTGCCCTATTCAATATACTGACGGCTTGGCTACAGCAGTTAAGATGGATATTACATTTAATTCTGTGACTGGCTCAGATATAATACAAGGCTCAGTATACTCTATGTTTAAATGCAAAATAGATACCGAGTTTTCTTTGTTAGAGGTTGGAGATTCCTCTGATGACCCAGCTAAAAACGTAGATTTTTTAGTTGAAGCCGATTGTTTTAAAATTAGAAGCGGACAGGGAAAAGGACATAATGACATTATAAGAAAAGAAAAGGTTAATACGCTTCCATTAACAAATATCCAAATTCAAACTGTTACCGACCATAACGGAAATACTTGGGACGAAGCGGTTGCAACAAACCCATATCATTGGAATACTGGAAGAGAACCAGAAGGCGAGGAATTAGGAAGCGTTTGGGACGAATATTTAACCGACACTAATTTAAATCTATCTTCTTGGATTGATGATGAAGGAGTTCCTCAAACTGACCCAACTACAGTTATGAACGAATGTGATTCACACGAAGTTACCCCTGAAGATATACAAGCAGGTCGTGTAAATGCTTGGAGAGAAAATTTAAGTGCGGTAGACGGAGTTTCTTTAACTTTTAGGCTTGGATATAATTATGATATACATCACTTTCAAGACCCTGAGACTCAAAATTTTGACCTAAACTCGCAACTAAATGAAGACGCTCCTTTCCCTGACAATATAGTAAGGGGAAAATTTAAAGCTTGGCTAAGCAACATATCTTTAAAGCAAAGATATATTGTTGGAAATATAAGTCAGCTTGATTACTATGGAAATGTTTTAGGAAGAATTGATGATTCAGATGGTTACTATACAGGGTCTGACTTTCAGGACGCAGAGCCTAATATTGAATGGCTTTTAAGAAAGCCTTCTGATATTTTTATACATATATTAGATAAAGAGCTTGATAATACAAGACAGTATAACCAATCTTCTATAGACTCTTGTCGTTTGTCCGATTGGAAGTTTGATTTTTGTCAAGCAGAAGAGATTGATGGTAAAAATTTTATTGACGATTTTTCTAAAAGCACTTTTTTCATTCCAAAGTTTTCAAGCGATAATTATTTTTCTTATATAAATCTATTAACACGAAGCACATCTAAGGTTATTGATAAAAAAGATGTTATAAACTTTGAATATTCAAGAACTCCTAAAGATGACTTAATTTTAAAGTGTAGGGTTCGCTATAATTGGGATGAAGGCTTACAGACATATTTAAACGAAACAAATCCATTCGGACACGGAATAATGCCTGCTCAATATCAGCTATATGAAGAATCTTACAACATTAGAAATTCAAATGATTTTTATCTTGATTTTGAATCAAAATATATAAGAGATGATGAAACGGCTTTAAAGCTTAGAAACTTTATTTTAAATTGGAATAAAAATATTCATACTGTAATAGAATGTGAGCTTCCTGCAAACTATATGGTTTTAGAGTGTGGAGACTTTGTTAAATTTAATGATTTATTAGGGGGCTTAAAAGCTTTTGGAATAGATTACACAGACCCGTACGGTTATTTTGTTAACGAACAACACTATGATGGAAGCTTTATAGTAACCGAAACAAAAAAATCTTTAAAAACCGTAAAAATTACTTGCGTTGCAGCGCCGTCCTTAGTAAACCAACTATTAGTAGAATCGGAGTCAGGAAGTTTTGTAAATTTTGAACTAATGGAGGGAACGGGAGACGTTAATTTAGATGGCTCCACAAATATTATGGATGTCATAATTCTTGTTAACTATATAATTGGGACTCCTCAAAACCAGCTTAGCCCGCAAGAAGCACTTATTGCAGATGTGGATGAAGATGGCTTTGTTGATATTTTAGATTTAGTAGCAATAATTCAAGATATTGTAAATGGTTAAATATAGGGAAATTTATGATTAGAAAATCAATACATTCATTAAAAAGAAAATTTAAACACAGCCTAACATCTGCATCTTTACAATATAAAGATGGAGTGGTAACCTTAACAACAGACGCTCCTTTCCAAGCTGTTGAAATTCATTTTAGAGGAAACTTTCAAGGATTTTCTATGGCAGGTTCTGATTACTATATTGGCGTAGGAAGAGAAAAAATTGTTATAATCTCTTTTATAAAACATAATATTTTTGACAATAGAACGTTAAGTTTGTTTAAATTTTATGGAAATTTTTTTCCAACCTCTTGCAGGGTAGTTCAACATAAATATTCATCAGTTTATGCCGATATAGTTAGAGAAAACAACACGTTTAATAAGGATGCTAAATGGGAAGGAATACACTTAAATTGGGAAAATTTTACAGACCCAAGCATTAACTATATTGACAATAATAATGAAGAAATTAGAACTTTTAAAAAAGGGTCTTCAAATTATATGGAAAATGATATAGATACAAATTTATTTGAAGTTTATGATGAAAGTGGGCAAAGGTATTACGGAAATGCGAAGTCAGCAATAGTTAATAATAAAGTAAGATTTTATAAAAATGACGGCGGCAATATTGTAAATAGAAAAAATATTTTAAAAGGAAAAAATAAATGGCAAACAGAGAGGTAGGACTACCAAGATTTTATATAGACTTTTCAGCATTAGCAAGAGTTTTGGGGTTATGGGTAACTCAAAAGGAAGAATGGGAAGGCGGCTCATATGAATTTGATAGAAATAGTCACGTTATAGACAGAATGAATAGTTCGCAGTATGATTTGGGTAGCGAAAACCTTTCGAACGCTTATGAGGTTTGGCTTGGAGACTATAGCACTCCAAAAACTTTTTTATTTTCAGCTTCTGCTGGAGAAATTAAACCCCATCTTCATATGTCTTTTTGGAACGTGTATGGTGTCAATTATAATCTTGATTGGGCTAAATTAATGACAACAACCAACTGGTATGGTGTGCTAAATCATAGTTTTCACAACGCAGTTACCTCTGACTCAGATGTTAATAATGTTGTTGTCTCTGGATTTTTTAGCAACTCAAATAACAGTATAAGTCAGCACGGAGTTCCTACAGGAAGAAATGAAGATACAGTTTGTGACACGCAGCAGATGGAAGAATATAACGGGTTTAGCATAACAACATTTGACAACCCTATGTGTATGCCTATCAATGAGAGCAATTATCTATCACATAACGATATTAATAAATATGGAAGATTTTGCGTTAGGTTTACTCCTGATTTAGATGGCGTATTCCCAAACGATAGATATGAGATTAGTATAGGGGCGCTAATGTTTGGAAAATATTTTGATATGCCTCATTCTCCAGACTTACAGGTTAAAAAAAGTATTTCTTTTGATGGGGTTGATTCATCAAGGGGAGTTAGCGGTTCAGACTTTGTCCATATTAATAACACGGGATTACCAGCTTGGCAACACGGAGATGCTTGGAAAAATGTGTCGTACGATAATAAAGGAAGGGCTTTAAACTTAGGAACAGGCGGAAGAAGGTCTTGGAATATGAAATTTTCTTACGTAAGCCAAAGCAATATGTTTATAAACCACCATCAAGATAAATCTTTTGGATACCTGTCTAATGAATCAAGCTCTATGGAATTTACTGAGGGGTCAGACGGCGTTATAGAATCTATATTTCAACTAACTTTAGGCGGAGCTGTTCCTTTTGTGTTTTGCCCAGATTCAAATGCCTCTGCTTCTGAAAAAGAATTTGCTGTATGTAGGTTTGCTAAAGACTCTCTATCTATAACTCAAACAGCTAATAATGTATGGGATGTTCAAATGATATTGGAAGAAGTCTGGTAAATACAATGGTATTTATAAAACGACTTAAAGTAATACTTTAGGTCGCTTTGCGAGGGTCTTGAACAGCGAACCCTAATGTTGCTGAAAACCTTATAATTCTATCTAAAAGGTCGCTAAATTCATCTTTGGTTAAATTTTTTGTAGACTCTATTTCAAACTTAAGCTTAATAACTTCGTGCATCTCATCCTCGTTGTAGCCTAAGTGATTCCCAATCTGTCTAATGATATGTCTGTAATAGTTATTCTGCTCCACAGAACGCATTTTGGGAGCTTCTTTTATCTCAACCCATACTTCGCCCTTAACACCATTTAAAAACCTTCTATAAGAGCCTATATCGTGTAGCTTTAAAGTTCCTTTTTCAACCTTTCCTGTAAATTTCATTCGTTAAACTTAAAGTTATAAATTTCAGTTTTATGCAACTCTTCTTTTAACATATCGAACCCTGCACAATGGTCGTATGTTGGGAAGAAATATTTCCATTGACCGCCAGACATATTTATCCAATAGCAAAAAGCAAGACCTATCTTTCCCGAAGATTTCTCAAATTTTATAATTGCAGTTGATTCACTTAATGGAACAATTTCAGAAACTTTAAAAGTTTCGTTTGAATGATTAAACTCTCTGTCTGTTCTGCTAAAGTTTAAAGCAACTTGCTCTGACAACTCTTTTAGCTTTAAAGCTCTATTTTTCTGCATAATAACTCCTTATTAGTTTAAAAGCTTCTTTCCATAAATTAATTTTATACTTATCTTCAAATCTCGGTATTCCTAAGTTATGTCTTTCAGTATGATGCAATCGGCACAAAGGGACGGCTGAGTAGTGTTTGAGTGTGGGTTTCTTGCGATTACCCCCCATACCGATTGCTTCAAGGTGGTCAGGGTCAGGGGAAGAGGCAAAACAGACCAAACAAGTACATCCTCGAATATAATCCAAGTATTTTATTGAATCTGCTTTAGCCAATCCTCTAACCTTAACACGATGTAAGCATCGCCTCTATCTTGCCTTATAACTTGTGCGTCGACATTCTCATTAGGGAGGAGATACGAAGCTATGCTCTTGCGAATTTTAGCTTGTATCTTATAGTCTTTAATTATAAGGTCAACTTCGGCGTGCATCCCAAGGCTTTCGCCGTTAGATGCGTATGCTCTTTTGGATTCGAGACCAAATTCTTTTGCTTTGTTAACAACATCTCTTTCAAATTTATTTCCTTTAACTTTGCTCGGATGAGTCATCATCTTCTCCTTTATAAACTTCTATATAAGCCTTACATTTAGGGCAATGTAAATTAGAAACTATTCCATCTCCCTCTAATCCATAATCTTTGTAAGAGTGGTCTCCGCCCCATATTAATTCTGTTTGACAATGCCAACAATTCATAGTAGATAGAACCTTTGCTGATTAACGAGTGTTGGGTTTTTATTGCCGTCAAAACTATCTACCATTATAAAGACTCTTTATTAAGCTTATTTAAATATCGTTCTGCTTTTTTCTTGCATAAGAATTTTCGCCCATTTATAATATAAACAAAGGCTAATTCTTTATACATTCTAAATTTATCTTTCATTATAATCCTAAAATTGTAAGGCGGGGAACTTGCAATACTTTAAGGGAAACCTTGCAAGTGGAGTTAGACAGACACCCCGCCTTAAATTATTTATCTTGTTGCAGATTGGATAGCAAATCTATGAAATAAATCAATAAAACCACTCTTATCTCTTCCAATCACTTTTCTTTCTACGCTACCCATTTTTCCAAACTCTCTCTTAAATTGCGTTCGCCCTTTCATAGCATCTTTTTTATTTCTAAAAAAAGAACAAAATTCCACATCGCCATCTTCATAGCGAACAATATATATTATCATAGCTTCTCCTATAAGTGTTTTTTTAATTCAATTAAAGTTTTCTTAGGCATATCGTAACCTTGCTCATACATAATCCAAAGCGAGTTAACGCAAGTCTTTAAAAACCTGTCTAACTGTTCGTCTCCATATAAACCTTTTGTTATCTCTAAGAACTCTCTAAACTCTTCTATTTTGAGATTTTCTTCCATTATTTCCTTTTTGCTAATAGCCTTGAATTACAACATCGACTATCGCCTTTTAGTTCATAATCATTATAAAAATCTGAAATTCTACATTTATCACAATATGCTATAAAAAATCTGCCCGTAGCATCTCGCTTATATTCTTCTTTTTCTTTTGGAATATCAATTTCATCTTCCCATCTCTTCTGATTTATAAAAGTAGATGGGTGTGGAATATATTGTTTTTCGGTTTCTGTAACCTTCCAATATTTTAAGTAGTTTTTTAAGCCTTTATAAGCCTCTTCCCTCTCCTTATTAGAAAGTTTTTTAAATCCTTTTTCGGCAGTATAACGCCCAACCTTTCTTGGATAGGCGTTATAGAACCGCTCAAAAGTAACATCTTTAGACATATTAAAAAGGTATGTCATTGACATCGTACTTAACCTCGTCCTCTTCAACTGTCTGATTTTCATTTGATATTTTAGAATCTAACTGCTTAAACGAATCCTCAAGTTTTGCAAACTCAGATTTTAGCCTTATAAAGTCTGCGGAAAGCTTTCCTATTGAATAGTCTAAATCGACCTCAAGTGATTCTTTAAGTGGGTTTGGCTTTGCTGCTTCAATCTTGGCTGCCGAGCCGCCATTATTCATATCGTGTATAGATAAGCCGTTAACTTTATAGAAAAACTTATCGCCATCTTGACATTTTTCGATAATAACCTCGTCTCCTTCTCCTGCACCTAAAGTTTTTATCATTGTGTGTAATGTTTCGGTCGCAAAAAAACCATCTTCATCACTATTAATATCAGATTTAATGCCATATAAATACCATCTACCATATTGGTTGTCCCCTTCTTTTGGACTATTAAAAGCCAATGTAACATTTCTTGGCTCTCCTACTTGAAATTTAATCGCACTCATTAATCTATCTCCTTATTTTCACTTAATTTATAAAACTCAATAATTGTCTCGTCTATCTTACCGCTTTGAAATCTATCTCTCCACTCTTTGCCTTGCTCTGCATCTAAGCTTGGAAATATAACTTTTTCAACAACATCTTTATTATATTTTTCCTTAGCCACAAGCAACTGCCTTATAGTGTTTTTCATATAGTCAGAAATAGGTTTTTCTTTATAAGCACCTTTCTTAAAGTCATCTGCCTCTACATCAGAATATAATCCTTGCTCATATAGATTTAACAACTTTAGAACCAATCTGTCTTGCCACCTCTTTTCACACATATTAAAATAATAACCACCCTTACCTCTCACATTTTCTCTTGTAGCATCGGCAGTAGTCCAAACCTCTTTAGTAAAGTCGTTGCCTTCTTCATCAATCCTAACAACTCTACCTTTGCCCCACATCGCTACACCATAAAATGCTTCGGTGTCGTGTATTATTTCAACTTTAGGTTCATCAAAAATTACACCCTCAATCTCTGCAATCTTTGAAATTGCATCGTGAGTTATAATCCACTTACTACCTATTGTCCAAAAATCAATATCTTGATTTAAGTCATACTTTTTTGCTATACCTTTTATATTATCGGGCATTTCTTTCATTGTCTAACTCCTTTCTTATTTATAAAAATTATGCAACACCGTCTTCTGTCGTTGCATTTAAGTTCTTTTCATTTTCATTCACTTTAGCAAAGATAGATAAACTAAATCTTCTCTCACACATATCTTGTGCTTCTTTTTTATCTTTGTTATCTTCTTTGAATTTTTTATAAGATTTTTTTAACGCATCTTTGTTTTGATATACAAAATAACAATATTGAGCATACGTATTTAAATCCATATCCCCTATATATAATTCTTTTATAAAATCTCCAAAGCTATTTATAACTTCGACTTTACTTTCTTTATACCATTGTTTCCAGTTTTTTAAATAATCCATAATGCTCCTATTGTGTTATAATGGAATATAAATAATAAAGAAATTTAAAAACAAGACTTTTTTTCCAAATAGGGATAAAATTATAAACAATCACTTTAGTAAAATACTATAAAATTTGTAGTAAAATACCCAAAAAACATTGCATACTAATAATTTATATATTATACAAGCTTCGGTAGATAAAATCTCCTAATTAGTAGAATAAATCTACTCGTAAAAAAAGTTCTTGAATATATTGTCATTTATAATATAAATTGTTAGTCCATTATCGGTTTGGTTCAAATCTTTTGGCGATAATATAAAAGGCGGTAGCTACCAAAAGGGGTTTTCACAAAGCTACGGAACAACATTAAAAGACTTGAGTTCGTGAAAATATTAGTTAGAATATAAAATGAGTCTTCGCAATTTAAAGCTACACTCTTTAATTTGTATGCACGAGGCGACTCTGAGGTTGTAACTCTGTAAGGCATAGATGTCACTCTGTTTATAACAGGGGTAGGACATTCTATGCTTTGCTCTCTAAGGTTGTAGAGTTTAGTATTCAACGATTTTAACATAAACGGGATTATTAGGAGAATTTCCTAATCCACTACTTGAAACCTCGAAATCCTCGCTTGGCGATGTAATTCCTAAATCACAACCGTGAAAACAAACTGCTAAAATATAGCCTAAAATTATAAACTTAATCTTGCTCATCTTCTTCTCCTTCTTTGCAATAATCACAAATTATTTTTAAATCTTTAGATTCAAACATTTCTTCATAATCTGTATCGACAAGCTTATCACATTCTTGGCACATCATTATACTCATTTTAATAGTCCTCTAAATCTGCTTTTTGCAGGTGTTGTTTTATCTCTCTGTTAATCTCCCTGTTGAATTTATAAATTTTTAATAGTATTGATTTATAAAACGTGTGGTCTCTTAACAGCTCATCAATTTTAATTTTTTTAACCATCTGGTGATTTCTCCTTTCGACTTAAAGTATCACTTTAACTCGGTTTTCTTTTTTTCAGGTTCTGACTGGTAAGATACAGCTCACCAGCTTCATACATTTTGTCTCTGATATAGACACGACCTTTCCACTTGCCGACTTGGTGCTTTTTACACCAATCTTCAAAGGTCTTATTGTCAATCTCAAATGTTTTGGATAGTTTAATCTTAATCATTTCTCTAAGGGCATTTGACACCACCAAATAGTCTGATACTCTCCTTTGGTAGTTTTTGTTTTTTCGTGGTAATCTTCACATAAAGGACAGAAAAAATATAAATCCTCTCTGCAATGTTTTTCAAAATTAGATTGTTCTTGATTCATTATCTTTTTCTCCTTATAAGAGTCCAATCGCCCTTTACAAATATATGATAATTAATTTTATCAAAAACCTCATCTATCTTTAACTCTCCGTCTTCAAATAAATCCTCATCGGGTATATGTTCCCAATGTTTAAGTTTAAATATTTCGTCCCACTCGTTCATTTTATCTCCTCGCTATCTTTTTTTATAAACCTTTTAAAACCATTAACCATTATACCAAAAGCTACATTTAAATAAGAAGGGGATAAACCGCCCTTAAATCTCCAATTTTTAGAACAAAGAGATTCTTTTAAAAGCATATTAAAATATAATTTCTCAACATCTTCGAAAGTAGCGTTGCTTTTCATCTGATTCGCTTTTCTCGATATGATTTGAACATTTGTTCTATAATGTTGCCCATACCTTTCTGAATAATAAAACTCCTCATTTCTTACCCTATCTAATGTTGGCGAATTATCTGTCGAATGTCCGTCTCCTATCTCTAAAGGTATATCAAGTATAGGACATTTTTTTGGAACGGGTGGTAAGTCTTTAAATTTATTAATATTAAAACCCCACCCCTTTTTTATAGCACGAGTCCTTGCTCCTTCCCTTAACCTAATACGAGCATCTTTTCTATGCCTTTTCCTTCTTATTATAGGATTATTACTATTATTCATTATAACTCCTAATGTTGCGATTAGGGTTGAAAACATCTATTGCTACGCAACGTGCATTACATCAACCCCAATCAAGTTAAAGTATCACTTTAAGAACAAATCTTTTTTAGCAGGTTTGACACCAAGCATTTTATAAGATTCTAAAATGATTTTCAAAAAGTTCAACTGCTTACCAACTCCATTATTAATTTCAACGGCTTCCTTCATCTTATAGAATCCGTCTCTATTTATAATAGATTTCAACACTCCACGATGTTGCTTCATCATATCTTGTAGACTTTCAAAGTCATCTAATGTTTGCTTATCGTCTGTCATTAGCACTCTCCTTGATGGCTCTTTTTAATTGTATTGTCTGTCTCTTGACCTCAACCATTACTTTAGGTAGGTCTTTAGCCTTTAGGCTCGTACCATCTGCGAGCATATTAGCCACATAAGAATCTGTAAGGTCTGCCTTGTATTTGATATGCAATTTTCTATAATGTTTTTTATTCGCCTTATAATAATCAGAGCGACTCTTTTTAATTTGCTTATCTTGTTTACATCGGCACTCATTACAAGTATCCCATTTAGCAAGGTGTTGTAAAGCATCGTTTAACACTAACTTGCTATCGCCTTCAAACGTCTTTAAACATTTAAGACATCTCATTTTACTTACCGTACCTCTCTATAACGGCATCGTGCTTTCTTTTAAAGGCAACCTTATTTATAAAACATAAAGACACTAAGGTCGCACATATAATTGCTAAACTCCAAAAACCAATATCAATTACCATTCTAACTCCTTTGACCTAAAGTATTACTTTAAGTCGCTATTTTGATTTGCACTACTTTCCAATAATTCTATTTCCCTTATACAATATTCAAGAGCCTCAATCCAACCTTGAAGATTAGATTCGTCGTGATGACCTTTAAATATATTAGACCTTTCTTGGTCTAATGTGCTTTGAATTTCTTTTTTAAGTTTTTCTAACATTTCGACTCCTTCTCTCTGACATTTAAATAATCAAAGAAACTACCTATGTCTTGAACAATCATATCTTTAGCCTTCTTAACTAATTTTTTACTTACCTTAATCTCTTTATTAATCTCGATACCCAATTCTTCTATGTGGCTATAATAATCTTGTATCCTGTTCCAACTATTAACTTGAAGTTCTCTCAATTCTTCAAAACTTCTAAGATACTCTCTCATTCTGTCTTCTCTACTCTCTCGCATAAACTCTCCTTAAATTATAAGATTGGTAAGCCGTCTCCTCTACTAAAGGCTCGTCCTCTTTCGATTCCTACCGCTTCACTACAAAGGCTTGGTTAAGCCAAGTCTCTTGAGCCTACCAATCTTTATTTATAAGGCAATAGCTTGGCTACGCAAATGTATTCGCTATTATTAAGTGGATATAGCCCCGTCGGGACGAGTGATTGACGTGTAACAGTTGCCTTTATGTTACTTTATCGGCTTGTCAATTAAATGACTGTTCGAACGCCTTGCAGACTCTATCAATCGCTCTAACACAATGACTCCCCGTTCATAGAGGAGTCGTGTCTTACGCCATTCCACACCTAATTATAAGAGCCTCACAAATGCCTCTATCAAGGACTTACAATGACTATTGGCTCTTAATTCTATTTCAAATAACAATATAACTTATGACCTTTAAAATTCTAATGCAAGCTTTATTTACCAAATATGGAAATAAATATAACAATCATCTTCACACATTTATAAGCTTATAACCGTTGTCGTGCCTTAGCGATTTTAGAGTCCTTATTTCTATGCCGTGTATTATAATATTTAGATGTTGCTCATTAATAGACTCTAAAGCACTATTTAAAGATTTTCTAACTACTGAATCTCTAAATCGTCTTTTACTATGCTTTTTCTCTAAATCAAATATGTATATTTTTTTCATCGTCTTACTCCTTTATTGTTTATAAAATAAAATCTTCATTAAAAAATAAATTATAAAGCCATATAACTATGACCACCATTATAAAATACCCTTCCATTTATAACTCCTTTAGCCTGTAACTTCTGGCTCATTTATAAAATAGGAAAATGACCATATCCGCACTCTCCTAAAAAAATCAAAAAAATTTTAAAAATCTGAAAAAAAATCGACCTAAAGTATTACTTTAAGTCGTTTCTGTAAGTCCCTTATTTTACAGGCACTTACGAGCTTTATCCTTGTAACCGCCTTATTTTACAGGTAGTTACGCCGATTGGCTCAAGTGATGCTTTAACTAAAAGGCATAAAAAAAAGCGGGGCTTTTACGCCCCGCAATTTTTCTAAACGTTCATTCCGTTGAAAGCGTCGTCACATTCTACGCAAACACGATAAGACCCGTTTCCGCTCAAGTCTCTTAAGTCATTCGTTGAGACGTTACAATAATCACATTTTTCAAGCTTAGCAAAATCGTCTGTAATACCGCTAAATTTAGACTTTTTAAGCTTTAATGACTTACCCTTAGGCTTTAACGTTATCGGCTTGTAATTGTAGCCGTAAGACCACCCACAAGCGACCGCACCGCCCGAAGACTTGTAACTGTTATTCGAATACCAAACGTTTCCGTTCCAATGTCCTAAATTCTCGTTAATAATTGTGAAATCATTTTGAGAATTTAAGAAGACAAGTTTAGAATGTCCGATAAAATCGCCAATTAGCTTTCTTGTTGCTTTGTAGCTTAAGAAATCGGTCGGCAAATCTTGTAAGATATCTCTATTAAAAACTTGAGTATCTGACAGTTTTTTATCGTCTTTAACGTTGTGAATCATACCGTTATGAGCAAAAACCAAGTCTTCCGACACCTTAAACGGATGCACGTTAAAAGTGCCTTCATTCGTGCCGTGTGTACTCAGTCTAAAATGCACAATAAAATTTGACTCTTGATTGTGCAAAACGTCGCCCTCGTACTGTTTAAAAAACTTAGAAAACTTTCTAAATTTTTTAGTTGTGATTTTGCCGTCTCTGACAAAGCTATATCCGACCCCGTCACGATTGCCGTTAAAAGCCGTTTGCAATGATTCCTTTTCGATATGTCCGTCTTTCTTTTTAAGTATTAGTAAACACATTGTTCACCCCTTTGAAAACTTATTGTTTCCCGTTAATTGTCTGTTATTTTGTTATCTGTTATTATCCTTCACGTTTCGACCTCGTCCGTCGGATAATCAATTTATGTCAAAAAGCTTTCGGTCTGTCTCATCAGTTCGGGGCGACCACCCCACCGAAGACCCGCCAAAATCGACTAAATAAGGCGGGTTTCGACTTTAGCCTTGTTAGGCTATGGGAAACGGGCGAAACGGCTTTAAAATAACCATATTCGCCCAAAAACCGCTAAATCCTCACACGTTGAGCGGGGAAGTTCAAAAAGCTTTCTCCCCAATTTTGAGCCTTTACCCAAGAAACCAAGTTCTCAAATTTGCCCGACTCCTCGACGTGTTTCCAATATTTTTTAAAGTCTAAAAAGTTCGTCAAGTCTGAGACCTTCGCCCACTCTCTCATCGACTCGGCAAACTCAATATTTTTTCTGAACGTTTGTTCATTCATTGAAGACCTAAATATTCGTAGTTCTAACGTCTGACGATTTGAAAAGTTAGTTGCCAAATATCTGTCGTCCCCGACCGCTAACGTCTTAAGGCTTGCGAAATCTGTCGTCCCGTTGTTTCTGTCATATCTAAACTGATACGTCAAAGTCTCGGAAACCATTCCCGCAATATTATCCGAGAATTTAGCCCATTGACGTAATTTATCCGCCGAACGTTGAGACACTTTAAAAGCAAACCCTTTCCAATGATTTAAGAATTTGGCGATTTTGTACTGATTCAGACCCGACATTGTCGAACGGTTTAAGTGGACGTGAATCCCGCAAGATTTCGACACGTTCCACCCTAAAATCTGACCTCTCAATTTGAACAGTTCTTCGAAGCCGTAAGACGTGAAAAACTCGTAACTCATCGGGTGAGATACAATCTCGACACCCGTTCGACCGTTGCCGTTAATTGAGCCGTCGTTTACACAAAACAAGAATCCGCCTTCTAATGTGTTATTAATTTTTGAGACGACTTTTTGTTGGTCAAATCTCGTCAAGCCTTCTTTGAATTGTACCTCTAATTCAAAGCCAAGTAAATCTTTATCGGCTCTTAAATTCTCTCTAACGATAGACCCGTTTAAAACGTCCCAACAAAATAATTCGGGTTTATGCCCATATCCACGAATACCCGTTGGTATATCGTAATCACAATCCCGACAAATCCCGCCGTCTGTCTCAGTTTGAAGAAGGTCGTCACGATGAAAACGGTCTCCGCACGATATACAATCCGAGAATAAACTCTCATAATTTGAAAGTTCATATATTCGACCGTTTGCCGACGTCGAATTAAAATTCTCAACGTTGTAATATCGCCCGTCAGATGCACATCTAAAAAATTGGCTCATATATTTACGGTCAATTTTATGAGCCGTGACCGTTCTTACACCGTCCCCGCCTTCTATTCTATTTAAAACAAACGTCCCCCTCTGATAAATAAAAGTCTCCTCAGAAGACACACCGCAAACGACGGGTAAGGCTCTCAAGTAATCTGTATCGCCGACCTCAAAAAATCCGCCTATAAATCTATCAATTAAAAACGTGTTAAATTGGTTTTCAATCGAAGACGTTAGACTTGAAACCTCTCTTGATACGTCTATTAATTGCTCAAAATCTATATAGGCTAAGCCGTGAGGCAATCCAATTTCGTGAATCCCGTCGTCGTTAGTGATTCGCAAACCGTGTATCTTACTATATGTCCGCCCTTCGATTGTTGCGATACCGTAACGTCTTGTCCCGTCTACGTTTCCGTTAATGATGCTTAATTTAGTTCCTTTAATATATATTTGGTTTCCCATTTTTACTCCTTTCTCTCGTCGAGAATTTGTTATTGTTTCGTTAATCTTGCCGTCAATCATACCTATATTATATCACCGTTAAAATTCCCGTCCTAATGTTTTTTTCTATATCCGCCAAATAAAGACAAGACACCGAAGAGAAACACCATTAAAAAAATTTTTATATTATATGTACATACACACGTTCGAGACCTTGAAGAGAAAAAGCCCCGCAAATATAGGGACGGTCTTTAATTCCTCTCTTCGTGAAAATGCGATTGAGAAGGTTTCTCGACTTTTAGATGCTACCAATCGCTGAAGCATACAAACGGGCTTTAAAGGGCAATTTTGGGGCAAATAGACCTATTTCAATAATGCAAGAACTTTTTTAATTAAATTTTAATAATTCCGTCTGAATTTGGCTCATATGAATAATATTTGAATAAAGCAAGCTATTTAAAAAATAATCTGAAATCGTGCCGAATCTTAATTTGATACATAACAAAACGCAATTTAAAAGCGTAATCTTAAACAATCATTAAAACCGATTTAAAGGTCTGCTTTAAGCCGAATCTTAAACCAAATCGCAAGCCGAATCTTATTTAAATAATATATACTAAGACACATTAAAAGAGACTTAAAGTAAATGTTTAAATCGATTAGTAAATTTTATTAAAAAATGAATTAAAAATGTTATTAAAAGGGTCTCCCTTACTCGCTCCAATCCCATAAAAACCACGCCCCAAAATTAAAAGGGACTTAAAGTATTACTTGAGGTCGAATTTTGAGGGGGGTCAGGCGGATAAAAAAGGGACGATTGCGGGGGATACCATTTCCCATAAAATAGAAAAAGGAACTACGCAAATAGGGTTTCAGAAAAAAGTTGCAAAAGAACCCCGATATTCAATATATTTAACTACGATGAAGAAACCTTTGAACTCATTGGGAGGGGGCAAGGGTAAAAAGCAGACTCACTCGTCTAAAAGATGGCAAAAAACGAAGAAAGCGATAGATAAAGCATCTGATAGCGGGAGACTGTGGTGGATAGAGCAATACTTGAGAAAAACATTATGACAGATTTAATAAAACGACCTTTAGTACAAAAAGCAATACAATTATTCGTACAAGAACCTAATATTACCGCACAAGAAGTAGCAAAGCGATTAGAAGTGTCTACTGCCTTAGTATATAATTGGAAACAGAACCCTAACTTTGTAGATGCTATATATGATAAGTATATGGTAGAGTTCGGCTCAGAATTACCTGCTGTTTTACAATCTATGATACGAGAAGCTAAGGCTGGCAATGTTCAAGCTGGAAGACTTGTATTAGAACATAGTGGTAAGTTAGTTAAGAACGTAAATATAACAGTTGATAGTCCTTATGAGAAGTTTTTAAAAGCAGATAAGGCTGAAATAGAGTTTGAAGACGCTGAAATAGAAGAGATAGTTGAATCTGTTCCAGATATAAAGGTAGATTTGCCTAAAAGAAAAAAGGAAGACCAAAGCGAGCGTGCGGTCGAGGAAAAAAAGAATCTAAAGAAGGCTATAAAAAAGGGGGAGGCAAATAAAAAAAGAACTGAATGGCGTAAATGGAAAAAAAGAGCCAAAGCAGTAGGTTTAGAGCCTCTACCTGCCAGAAGACCTACTCCTGCTCAAAAAGAAGCGTGGATTAATGAAATCAAAGAAAAAGAAAACAAACAAAGATAGAGATAGTGGAATAATTTGGTGTATGGCTGAAATATATGCTATGAAATTAGCTATTAAAGCTTTGCAAAGCCAGATTAACGAGTTGACTCCGCCCCAGAACCCTGAACAATCGTAGGGTTATCTATTTCTATATCTTCAGGGATTAATTGACAATAGCAATTCTCTTTGCATATTGAAAAACCGCTTGCGGGGAGACCTAATGATTGCCAAGTTTCCCAAGTCTCTACTTGGTCTATCCTACTCGCACAATCATCACATATTTTAGGAGAACCTACTGAAACCCATCTAAGTTTTACGCTATCGCCATAAACGGCATCTTGTCCGACTCTAAAGCCTTGCATAATTCCAAGTACAATTCCTCTGTGAATGGAACGACTATATTCTCCGAAGATTCTTCCTCTTCCAAGTAGGTCGGATTCGATTGTTGCAATAATTCCTGCATCTGACATACCTGCTCCTCTAAGTATTGCAACCTCTTGTTCGATTCGTTCAACGAAGATAGAACCGTAGTAAGCAATCGCAAGAATTGCGAAGCTGATGGTGCTTTCGTCTTCTTCTCTGGCTTCATTTAATATCTCCTCTATTTCTGGCATTATTTAATAATTGTATTTCTTCTCATTGCCCTATAAAATTCTATAATTAAATTTCTTTCTATTTTTTGAGTCTCTTTGTCTGAAGGGAAAATAAAAGGTCTTGCAGGAACAAGCTTATTAGGTATCATCGATTTTGGACTTGTTTCATAGCCCTCGTTATGATAAATACCATATTTATTCATTTCAATTCCTTTATCGGTAGCTTTTATGCTTCTAAATAAGCTTCCAGTTTCATATAAAGGCTTACTTCCACCAGTACCTCTTTTTCTTCGTATTTCTCTTGTAGATTTTTTTAAAGCGGGTCTTAATCCGTCTGTTATTTTTTTCTTAGCACTTTTTGCAAAACCCTCACTTGACTTAGCACTTTGTTTTTTTATAATCGAATCTAAAGAATCGGCAAGCTTTGTAAAGCTAAAATTGCTACTTAGTTTTAATTTTATTGCCAAATTCTTCTCCTAATTTTCGAGCTTCTATAATTTTATGCGCATATTGGACAATTGCGGCTTCGGCTATCGCCTCAGCCCACTTTTTAGGGTCTTTTATAATATCGGAAACATCGCCCTTTAAATCAACATTTATATTATCTTTGAGGTTCTTTATTTTGCTGACGTACTCTTTCAAAGATTGACTGTTCTTTGTTTTGTTGTTTGTTTTCTGCAATTATTTTCTCCGCTTCTTTTAAAGATAAGTCATCGTTTTGCTCAACCAATAACTTAGCTTGGGTTGTTAAATTGTTTTCAAGCCTATGATTGTCCCAAAGTATTTGGTCTTGCATTGTTTTAGGGTACTCAGGCTCATTAAAGTCTAATTTAAGGCTTTCTGGCAACTTAATGCCATTGTAATCAGCAATCTCTCTTTCGATGTTATATAATTCGTGTTCATACATTTTCCAAAGCTCTAAATCGTCTTGATAGTCTTCAAATCTTTCTAAGTCCTTAATTTTTAAAGCTATCCCGCTTGGTACTTCTCCTCCATCTTGCGCAAATTGAACAAACAAGTGATTATTTTGCGCTACTAAGTCAACTTGAAACTTAACAGTCTCAATAACTGATTGCAAGTCTGCTTCAGGGGCTACTATATCAAATACAGAGCCTTCAGGTAAGTCTAAAATAGTATCAGAGCCAGCTCTCTCTAATTTCTTTTGATTTTGAAGCCCTGTAACATAAGGCTGACCAAACATTTGAAATCTTAACCCTAATTGAAGCTCAGTCATAGTGATATTGACGTGTTCATTACAAGAAACTATATCATCTGCCCCATCTACAAAGAAAGAATCAATTTGGTTCTCTCTATGTGTAAATAAAAATGGAAGAACTCCGTATCCGTGTTCATATTCTCCAGAAAGATTGCCATCTTCATCATATTCGGCATATATAGAATTATCCCAATAAGCATACTTTAATTTCTCTGTATAAGAGACATCGTTCACGTTTCCAAGTATAGGATACATTATAGCTTCTGGTTTAAAAGGATTATCTCCAAGATGAACATCAAAATAATAAACAGGAATGTAATCAAAATAAGGCATATCGCCATCTCTATATACAATTTGCGTTGCCACACTTCCAACTAAACGAGTCATTCTTTCAATGTGCTTCATTCTTGCGTCTTTTACGGTAGTTAAGCTTTTATAAGCAGGGTTCACATTCCTATTTGCTCCTACATTATATATTCGGCTCATTTTGTTAATAAATCTTCTTGTAAAATTAGCTTCATAGCAAGGGACTTCCCTAAATGCGTCTGCATCAAAATATCTGTTTATATATTTTGTAGTGTTTGTCCCGCAATAATAATCTATAAGCTTTCTAACATAATCTCTTCTCGCCTTCGCTTGAGATTGCTTAAAGTCTTGTATTGAATTTTGTATTATTTGTTCTACTGTCATCTTTTCCTCACTATTAATTCTTGTTGTTTAATTGGAAATCTGTTTATAAAAAAATACCTTATCATATCGCATCCGTGGTCGTGGTAACCATCTTTAACAGGTTCTGGCTTCAAGTCAGCCCCTTCTTTTCTTTCAGAGTATCTATAGCTTTCTAAATCTTGAGCAATTCCTTGGCATTTATTATGAACGTGCAAATATCTTTTCCCTATAGCATTTTCAACAAACCCTCTAACGTGTGTGATTCCTGATGCGATATTTCTCGACACCTTATCTCTTATGGTTTGTATTATTATCCCGTTTTGTCTGAAAATTTCTATATCTCCTAAGCCTGACTGTCCTTGAGCCTGTTTTCCAGCAGGGTCGCCATAAAAAGCATTAATACCGTAAGGTTTTGACTTAATGCGATTGACAAGCTCGTCAGTCTTAATGTTTGTTTCGTGAATAATCTCATCTATTATATTTATATGCCATTCTCCATTTATTCTATATGTTTGAAACCAGCCTACTGCTGGCATCCTATAACCGAAGTCAATACTACAAAATGTAGGGTAGTTAGGGTTATAAGGATAATTTCCTACATCTAAATTGCGGTCAAATGGGTATACTTGACCAGCAAATGTTGTAAATTTAGCCCCATACTCTTGGTCGTAAGACTCTTGAGACATATTTCTTTTTCTTTCAAGAAGAAAAGAATCATTTTTCCCATCAGGAAAAGCAAATTGATTTTCCCACGAAGGCGCTTGGTGCGATTCCCATAACTCGTCTGCCTGACCAAGTAAGTATAAATCATATATCCAATTAAAGCCTTCAGGAGTAGTGATAAATATAGCCTTTCCTTTTCTGTCTGATAAAGTAGGAGATAAATACATATCCCATATTTTTCTTTTTACTTTAGCAGCCTCATCAATAATAAGAAGGTCTAATCCTTCTCCTACTAATGAATCTGGGTTGTCAGCAGACTTCCCTTCAACTACTGTCCCCCACTTAAATTTAATATAACGTTCTTTTTCAGACGCTCTTATAATATCGTTTTGATGTCCGACAACCATTTTTTGCCAAATCTCACGAAACATTAAGTCTGCTTTATCGTAAGACAATCCAACACACCATATTCTTTTATTCGGCTGCGATGCTACATATGTGGCTTCCATAGCAGAGCAAGTTGTCTTACCAAACCTTCTTCCACATACCATTACAAAAAACCTTGCAGTATCTTTTGTTGGAAAATGTAATTTTTCTTGTCCTTTGTGAGGTTTGTACCCCATAAACTCAAACCAAGATTTCTTAAACTCTATGTCTTTATTTAAATTATTTTCCATTAAATGTTGCATTAAACATCTGTCATAATCTAATTTATCGCAGAAGATAAATACAAGATATAGTATTTTTATTTTTTATAACACAAGATAAGGGGGCAGTATGTCCGAAGAGAATAATACAGTAGCAAGCGAAACAGTAAGTGAGCAAGCTACACAGAATACTACTCAAGATAGCTCGAATGAGGCGTATATTGCAGAAAGTAAAAAGTATAGAAAAAGAGCGCAGGATGCAGAAGCTCGTATAGTTGAGCTTGAAAAGAAATTTGCAAAAGCGGAAGAAGCAAAGCTGAAAGAGAAAGAGGATTTTAAAACCCTTTATGAAAAGGTGTCTTCTGAAAATGAAGCCTTGTCGGCTACTGCTAAGAAATGGACTAAATATGAAGAAGGCAGACGAACTTCTTTATTGGAAAAGCATCCTGAAGACGAGAGGGAACAATTAGCAAAATTAGATTTGGAAACTCTCGAATTTGTCACAGGTAAAATTTCAAACATAAAACCTAATGCTCCACAAGTAATAGGAAGGTCTAAGGATGTCGTTCCCAATAAAGATTGGGGAGATATGAATGAAAAGGAAAAAAGAGCTTTCTATGCTTCCAAAGCTGCGGGTTTAAAATCTTAGGAGAAATAAATGTTTAACTTAACTTTTGAAGGTCAAAATCCTTGGATTCAATCTGGTGTTGATTTTAATGTCACATCAAGAATTCAGATGAATTTGTCCGCAACAAACAATGTTGCACTTGCTGGTGGTTTACAGGACTCTGATGCTGCTACTGCTTCGCTTCAGGAATTTATTCCCGAAATATGGGGTGCATCAATACAAGACTATATGGTAAAAAATCTTGTATTCGGAGCGCTTTGTAACGACCAATCAGCTTTAGTTGCAGGCGGTGGAGACAGAATCCATCTACCAAGACATAGTGAATTAACTGCATCTGACACCTACGGTGGCGGAACAGTTGCTGTAGAAACTTTGATTGGAACAAATTTAGCCTTTAGTGCAACTGGCGATGCTGAAGATGCTTACACTTTAGACATCAATCAAGGTATTCATAGTGCAATTTCAATCACAGATGTTGCGAAAGTACAATCAAGCTATGATGTAATGAATCTTTATACATCTAAACTTGGTTATGCCTTAGGTAAAAAAATCGACCAGTATATAGCTACATTATTGTTTCAGGCTGTTTCTTTCAATTATGCGGGCGCAACAGCCGATGGAAATAGTGCAGGAAACACAATCGAACTAAATGATGCTCACGATGAACAACATATAGAGGCAGTTGGTGTTTCTAATATGCTACAAGCTATATATGAAAATGATAGTAATATTGAGGACTATGTAATGATTCTTGTTCCTAAAGTATATGCAAGTCTATTTAAGTTAGCTGACTTTGCAAGATACGATGGAATTGGAAACTCGTTAGGCAGTCAAGTTCCTTTTATAAGCGGCTTTGCGGGCAAGCTTGGTGGGGTTGAAGTTATTGTATCTAATAACTTTATGCACTACTCTTCAGGCTCAACTTTAGCTCAAACATCAACCCCTAAAGGAAACTTTAGTTCAAATAGTGTTGATGATGAAAGTGAATTCCTATTGGGTTACTTAGTTCATAAAGATGCTATGCATATTGCATACTCTTCTGGATTGAAAGCAAGAGTTCAAAGTGACTACCACCTACCTTCATTATCTACAAGATTTGTTGCAGATAGCGTTTATGGTGCTTTAGTTACTGGAAATACTACAGCAGGAAACAAAAAAGTTTTCGCATTAGTTAGTCCAGCTTCATAGTAAGCTATAAATTAAGGGGGTGGGAAACTGCCCCCTTATAAACAGGAGAAAAAATGA